TGGCTCTATACCAAACGCATGTGTAATCAAAAGATCGATGCGTATCAATTCATTGTTCATAGTTTTGATTCGGTTATCTAGCGCCTTCACGAAACCACGTTGTGTTTTGATACTACTCAAAACGCCTTCTAGAATAAACCTTAGAGTTAAAAATACAAAGAACCCACCTGCCACCGCAGCAGCAATCGGGAACCCTGCATCTAATAACTCTAAGAACGCTTCCATATTATGTGTTTAATCCAACACTATACTTTGTCTTGCCGTTTACACGACTTGCGGTCAGAATGCTTTTTCTGTTTTCTTCAGGTCCAACATACGATACGTGAACCCATCCGCTATCGGGAATGCCTGGAGTATAGAACTCAAGAATCAACTGATCAAAATCACAGTTATCAACAATCCACTGAGCAACATCAGCATTAGCAACTCCAGGAACTTCAATATCTGCAGCCTGACCTTTACAGTGCTGAGACTTAGAACTACCGCCCACAGCTGCATTTAATTCAGCACCCCTATAACCGCTATTTATAACAGTTGGTCCGAAATTCTCTCTTACTTTTTGAACAACGTTCTCGAACAATAGTTTCGCACGAATTAAATGTTCATCGGTTGGGTTGTTATCCAACCCCTTTCGCTCAGCAGTTTGACTCTTAGTAAATTCTGCTAATGTAAAATTCTTTGATAGTTTCATAATCCTCTGCCCTTACAAAAAAGTCATCCCTCATATTACGAAGGATGTGTTTATAACCAAATGTATTTTCTACCCATTCCCTAAATTCATCAGAACCATCAACGCCTGATGGATATTCGGGAATAAATCCTTTGTTTTCCAATATTATTACTGGGGAATGTTTCTGTATCAATTCCTTTGCGCCCAGTAGAGCTTTGTGTTCAAACCCCTCGATGTCAAGCCAAAGCATATCAACTTGATCATACTCAAAGTCATCTAACCTAACAACACTCAAAGAACCAGATTCAGAATTCTTTATCTTGGTTCCGCCAGAATTGCCTTTCTGAGTCCAATCAACTTTTGCTGAATACTTACTTTCACCCAACCCATGATTGAATGGTTTTATATTTTCATATGGCTCAATATTCTTCAGCAAGCATTCATATATTTCAGGGACAGGCTCAAACGTAACCACTTCATCAAAATGTTGAGATAACCCAACAGGAAATATGCCAACATTACCACCAGCTTGTATTACACGCTTGGTTCCGCGACCAGTCTTTTCAATAAGGTCCATGGCGTCCATCCACTTGTGCGCCCACTCAACCCTTATATCTATAACGCCTTGGCTCTCATGGTTTGGGCTCCAAAAGCCCATGTGCATTTTCATTACACAAATTGCGTCATATCTGGCGACCAATAATTTGGACCTTTAAGCACCTTTCCGTCTCCACGATAAATCGGTTTGCCGTCTTCGCCCAGCTTACTCATGTTGGATGCATGAACATGATCAAAGCAAGCATCAAGGTCAATGCCAAATGAATGCCCTGCTCCATATACAACATACAGCAGATCAGTTAATGCGTCAGCAACTTCAGGCATATCCTTTTTACCAAACGCATCATACAGTTCTTGTAATTCTTCACGGATCAATTCGTATCTCAAGGCAGCAACATCATCACCAGCGTACTCTGGCGCAGCCTTAACATCTTGATCAAACGTGTTCATAAACTCTTTCACTTTCATAAAATTTGACATTCTCAATTCCTCAATAATTTAAAGTTTCTTTCCTATGTTGTACTTAGCTTCCAGGTTCCAATCATTCTTTTCTTTAAACGGAAGAACCTTAATTTGATTCAATGGGGCAACTGGATCTTTGCTTTTATCAGAATTAACTGGAGATACTAATCCCCACTCTGATAATAAGTTTACAATTGTATTGCGCCTAGAAACATCATCCTCACCAAAGTTGCTCGGCTTTCCATCTAAAGCAAACAGCTCTTTAAAGTGAACAATGTAGTACCGACCTTGCTTATGCAAGATATGGCAGGATTGGTAAATAGTTTTGTTTTTGTGTGAAGCCACACCGATTCGGGTAAGAGTTTCCCTAATTTTTAAAAAGTCATCATCATCTTTCAGATTGACCTCTATCATGCTTTCTAGCATCACGACCGCCCTTGTCTATTCTTATTCTTATATCAGTTAATTGATCATCAGTTAGAATAGTGAGAGCTTGTCTTGCTTTGATATCATTATATCCATAATACTCTTTAATTACTGCCACGTCACTATCTTTCTGCTTCTTTACCCATTTGGCGAAACGCTTCTTGGGTCTAACTGTATTTATAAAAAACTCAAACTGCGGTTTCTTATCTAGATAGTGACGAGTGTTCATCTCATTGGCGACACCGATAGTGTCATTGTGATACGAGAGAGCTCGGTTGGTCAAGAATGGGTCATACCCCTTCTCAGCTAATCGGTCATTCTCAGTTCCGACCATAAGGTTTTTCTTGGTCGTATTAATAGCATTTATATAATCAAACGGATTCATTACCAAAGTCCTAACATTTTTGAGTTGCCTGCTATAATGAAGAAGCAAGTTACAATATGAACAATCCACCAAAAGGTTCTGATGGCAGCGACAGCGTTGGCTTGGCGGTCAGTCTCTCCGATCTTTTCGCCGAGAGACTTTGCCCATATCCGCCACCACTTTTTCATTAGTGGGTATTTCTCTCTGCGTCTAAGAACACTGCATTGGTAATAATAGTCGGAACAATTAGCGCCAAGTGTACAGCGATTGATAATGGAATACTATAACCTAGCCACCCCAAATAGAAAATAGCAATCAAACCAAAGAATCCACACCACATTACAAAAAGTGCCATCAACAAATAACCCTGTAATACTGGGTCGGGGATAAACCTCAAAGGATTAAACCTCAAGTCCATGACGATACGATACATCTCAGCAACTTTCTCAATCATATTATTCTCCGCAATCTTGATTTATTTTACCTTCTTTTCGGAACCTCTTATTATATCCTCTTTTGATCTTTTTAGCAACCCCTGAGTTTGTCAGGTAGCAGTAATACTTTCTAGCAGAAGTAAGTGCGTCGAACTCAGCACCGCCTTTCATTTTGATCTTAGGATTCTTCTTCATAGTCTCACCAAATATTGCATGCGCATAACGTCCATAGCAATATCATGCTTGGGGTCATGCCCAATAAATTTTTCCTGTAAGTCTTCAGGAATAAATGTATTTTTGATACCAGATCCATATAACATGCCATCTAAAAATGACCTTGTATCCCGAATCGCCCACCACTGACTAAATGGATCAGAATCACCAGCAGACTCGAGAATAGTTCGGAGGAATATTGGGTCAAACGTATTTCCTCGAGACCACACAGCTTTATACTTGGGAATCTCAAATTCAGTAGTAAGCCATTCATATAACTCAGAAATAGAAACATCATCCTCGGAAGGCTGTAACTGCTTCTGCGCTTCAGCTCCCTGTTTCTTCCACCAATCAAGTGTACTCTTTTGAATTGATCGACCATACTTACTGACTTGTTCTTTGATATCAAACTTAATAGTTAATGCATCATCGAGAAGCTCTTCGTATGTATATCCTTCTCCATCTGTGAACCTATTAGTATCAAAGTCTAAGACAGCCAAGCTAACTGCTGCGCCAGTAAACATATTTTGGCTCAGTGTTTCAAAATCATAAATGATACTTCTCATTACTTAATCACTTCCTTATAAATTTCAATATCTTTTTTAAAGTATTCCTGAGTGTATTCTAAAGCAGGGTTGGTTAATTCGTATTCCAACCCATTAATATAATTTCCTTTATTTACCCAAGGAATATCAAAGTCTAGTGCAAGTTTGTCCTTAACTTGATTCCAACCGCTTTCCAAATTAGCAAAGTCAAGAATGAGATCAATATCATCAGGAATCCAGTCAGATTGAAATTGATGATTTACTGGTCTGTTCCAGAACTTCCTCATATTAATAAATGCAATAATGTCTTCTTTGGTTATCAACCCATCAACTTGCACAGTTTCTAAAGATTTCAATGCAACACTGTCTGGGATTGATGGGTGGTCTATTACATAATTTTCAATTTCGAGTTTAAGAAGCCTCTCATATAAAGACTTATCCCAATGATATTTGGTAGCAAACACAATATTAGATGTCACCCAATCAATGGGCTCACGGAAAACGCAAAATTTAAAATATGTTTCCCAGCGCTCATCGCCTGCCATTCTCTTAACTTCTTTCCATGCATGATGGCCATGGGGTATATCGTCATCAGGCGTAACGCTTCCTGGATCATTCAGGTTGAATGCATTCTCTATAGATGATGTTGCTGTTTTCGGTATTCTTATGAAAATACATTTATATTTGTCAGATATTATACTCACTACACCCACTCACAATCTATCATAATTTCAGTCATCATTGCCATCATATTTATTTCAGGGTCAGCAGCAAATGCAGCCTTATACTGATAATCGGCAAGAGTAACCACCAGTTGCGGAACGCTGTTTGGCTTTACATAATCACCCGCAGAATCATAGATCTTGCGGAAGATAGCAGTTGTATCGCCATCACAGTTTTGAGCAACCCACTTACGAACTTTGGTAAACTCTTTGGCTTTCATTGACGCCATAAGTTCCTTCATCCCAAGCTCGGAGAAGTTAACCAGAATGCCAGCATCAATCTTACCTGTAGCAGCATACCTCTGTAGTTCGTTTAGAACCCTGCGATTATCAGGGAAATGCTTCTTGACAACTTCAGCAACTGTAGATTTATCAAACTCAACACCCTCGCTAGTCAATATGCCGCAAACTGTTTTGAACAGTTGTTGTGCAAGTTTGGGTTTATCCTCAACGCTCATCTTGAACTCAACCACCGAGCATCGCGAACGCAAAGGCTCGATTATCTTGTTCGCGAAGTTACAGGTCATAATAAATCCGCAGTTCGCACTATATTCTTCCATGAAGTTGCGGAGAGCTGGCTGTACAGTTTCTGCGTTTAAATAATCAGCTTCATCTAGGATAACATACTTCCTACCGCCAGACAGTGACATTGAGGATGCGAATCCCTTAATCTTAGTTCGCAGAGTATCAATCAATCGACCCTCGTCAGAACCATTGATTACAATATAATCACAACCAAGTTCTTCAAGCATGGCTTTGGCGATAGTCGTCTTGCCAACACCAGCTGTACCAGTCAGGAGTAAATTCGGGACATTGTTTTGATTAACGAATGTCTGGAACGTTTGCTTCAAACCATCAGGCAAGATCGTGGTAGCAACAGTTTTGGGTCTGTACTTCTCAACCCATAGAAACTCTTCAAGCATTTTTATCTCCAGTTATGCGGACACGTTCGCTTCATGATGCGCACCCATTTCAAATTCAGGCAGAGGCTTCCAGCCTGTCACAGTATCAACTCGGAACGAGCGCCATGCCCTCACGTCACAACCCCAAACTGCAATGTTTGAGGATTTAGCATCTACAGAAGCGACACTAATATCATTACCAGTTTCTTCAGTGATAGTTGTTGGGTTCAGGGTACATGGCATAATCCGTGTACCCCCACCATTGATCTTTTCAAAAGTAACCTCAACGATACCGCTTTGTAGACTTTTAACTAAATCAGCAACATTCATAATTATTCTCCGTATGTACTACCAGCTTCAGTAGCAACCCAATATTCAACACGGTCGCCCTTGAAGTGGGAGATGCCCTTTGATGAAACCTGAACAGAATAATCATCAGGGATGAATTTAAAGTTCTCAGTTTTAAAGATAAACTTAAAAGTTGCTTCAGTCTGACCGACCTCGACAGAGTACTCATTTGTCGATGGGTTCTTACTGTCAGTTGCGACTAAGGAAACTGTACTGCCATCGCCACGAACCGCAATCTCTGGTAGACCAAGCTGATTAGCAGCATTTACAACGCTCTTCAGCGTATCACTACTCATGTCAAAACTAACTTCAGATGAAGGAAGTTGTAGATCTTTCTCAGGTGGTGCTGTTACCATTGACGGATCAGTGTATGTATAACTACACTTAGCAGAACCTTGCGCAATCTCAAGCGACTTCTCGCCAAAGTCAATATCGCCATTATCGAATAGACTGTTCAGCCCCAAGAACTGATTTAACTCATAGATAGCAAAAGCAGTTGGGAATGACTCAGCAACCACAGATGATGCTAGGATATTCTTCTGGGGCGATACAGTCCGCAGTAAGTTGCCCTCTTTAAAAACAAGGGATGGGTTAATCGTAGAGAAGTTCTTCAAAACTTCAACAGTGCTTTCACTTAACTTCATTATAAAATTCCTCAATATCATCAATTTCATTTAAACGGTCATGCTCATAAAGAGCAAGAAACCCATAGTGTATAATCTTCATCAAATCTTTTCGATGATCATCAGCAGATCCTTTCTTACCATATCTTCCATTATACTTATCAACATTCCCTAAAAAGAAGCCAATGCCATGGCCACGGTCAACTATAACTTCCGAAGATTGCAAGCCACCTTGACCATAGTGACCATTGTAAGTTGAGTCAATATAGTCAGCGAACTCACCAATCAACACATCCTCACGAAACTTGTAATCGATCTCATCATCAAGTGGCTTCTTTAGCCAATAATTTATATACTCACTCATTTCTTTTTCTTACCCTTTTTTTTACCTTTGTATTTCATTTTTGAAACTTGATTAACATCAGCTGTAGCAGAAGCACCTAGTTGAGCAATATCTTTTAAAGAGCCACCGAATGTAAAACTACCAGTATGAGTCAACTCAATCCAAGGACACATCCAAGTATCGACACTTGCCTCTCGCATCCATTGACAGAACATATAATCTTCGGACAAGTATCGCTTACTCTTTTCATCAATTAGAGCCTGAAAGTACATCATAATCTCACGAGTGCCATCAAAATGCTCAGTACGAACATGGTCAGGCAAGTAGCTGTAATCAGGGTATGCTTTATCAAACTTCTCAAAAGCTGACTTCTGT